ACTCATCCACAATAACAATAGCATTATCAAGAGTAGTTCCACGCAAGAATGAAGTAGACCAGAACTTGATAGATTCCTGAGACTTCAGGTTTCCATACAACATTTCAAAGTCTGCATCACTAGGCATCTGGAACATATACTTCACCATATTCTTATATGGAATCTGATAGATGTCTGCCTTATCTTCATGGGAACCAGGAAGGAATCCAATTTCTCTAGTGGCGACCAGAGAGCGTACAAGGTAGATACGTTCGTATGGGGTAGTTTCACTCAAAACGTCTCTGAGAGCGTTGTAGAGCGTAATAAAGGTCTTTCCTGTACCAGCACAACCATAAGCAACAATGTGCTTGCCTTCATTATATGAATCAAACAACTGTTTCTGATTATCAGATAGTGGATCAATATCAACCAGGTACTCCTGACTGAGCGGTTTCTTCCGCTTCATCTGCTTTGCCGTGAGTCCAACCCCAATAGGTTGCTCTGCAGATGCTCTTTTTCTTCTTGCCATACTAAATCTTCTTTATAGTTGAACCAGGTGCTTTTTGTGCCTTAGCGAGCACATCATTCCATCCAGGATTTTTCTTACGAAGTTTATCCTTCCATTCTCCAACCTCACCAATACCTGGTGTGTTATCTGGAGTGTAATATCTTTCCCAGTCAGGATTTTCTTCTTTCCACTGATCCCAAGCATGAACGCTCATAACAACGTCTTTCGTTTCACCAGTTTCTTTATGTTTTACTGGATATGTTGCCATAGTTAATAATTCAATGTGTTGTATTTAGACCCACTCAAGGGCTTCTGCACAGGTTGGAAACTGTTCAATAAAGATTTTCTTACAACCTTCTGCAAGTTCCATATGCTCTTTCTGAGTACCATTAGCAGTCCTCAGATTGATATAATGGATCCATGAACGGCAAGAACCGGACATATAGATTCTTGTGGGCGTGGCGAGAGGAAGCACAAAACGCGAACACTCCTTTGCGATCCCCATATCAAGCATTGATTGATAGAGCACCATTGCTTCATCAAAGTGCTTTCTCATTTTGATTTCAAACTCTTGCTTGACGAAAGGATCAATATCATCAATAGAATTCTGACGATTCTTAGTATCCTGACGACGGAGTTCTGGAAGAGGAATTTTCTCCGCAAGCATTGAACTGTCAGCGTAGCGTTGTGAAAATTCTTGATATGTGAAGCTACGGTGCCGGAGCACTTGAGCTGCCACCCCCCTGGTAGTTTCAAGTTCCAAGGTCATAAATGCCTGCTCAAACACAGACCAGTGATTATGCTTGATGCAGTAACCCAACAGTTTGGCATAGTTAGGATTTTCTTGGTTATTTGGATTTGACACACGCGCCACATATGCCATCATCTTCTCCGCATCGGGAGTTACACTAATCAATTTTACGCTCATTTAAATCCTTTAGATACTTTTTTCTCCAGTTCTGCAAGTTCTTCTTCTAAGACTCGCAGTTGTTTCTTCATCTCAATCAGTTTTTCTTCTGTATAAAGATGCTCTTGCTTCAGCATTCTGCGGAGCAACTTCATACATTCTCTAGCTCGTTTAGTCGGGATACCCATCGTCATCGTTAAACACCTCGTCGTAGTCGCCGTGATAGTGTGGAGGATCGTCAAAATTCTCTCGCTTATCGATATAAGCACTGGGATCAGAATACACCTCAGCTTTCAATCCATCGACCAAGAGTTCTAGGTTACGGACGATGAGTTTCAATCGTTCTTTGTCCATAATAGTGTGTACACTGTGGATATTATAGCACAAAAAAAAGAGGGTGATCAACCCCCGTCGTCTAATAGAATTCTGCAGATTCGCTTACATGTACCTTGGTCTTCGTCGCATTCAATTAAACAGTCAAAGTAGTCGTTTACCAGATCTAATTCTTCATTACATCGGTTTATCGTACTTTCAAAATGCTTCCATTCTGCTAATTGGTTGCGAGAAATGAGATTGTGCATCACACCTCCAACGCTTTTTTACAATAACGTAGAAACATAGCAAAGATAGAATTTCAGAGCATAAGCGGAATCCTTAATTCTTTATTATCTAGCAATGTTAGAGTATCGTAATATACAATTGTAAATATTTTACATAAGTACAAAAAAAGAGAGGTTTTTTAACCTCTCTTGAATACTTTCCAACTTGGAATGCTAAGGGATTTTAAATTAACTCTCTTAGCATAATGTACTCCACGATACGTCAAAAACGCGAATGTTTTATCTGGATCGTGTTTTTGGGGGTCATATGCTGGAAGATCATAATGTAAACTGATCTTCAGCATATCTCACCTCTTTTGCAAAAGTGTGAGTTCCCCATAAAGTAAACCAAGAAATGCAATGCTTAAAATAGAACCTAATGATGCTACTTGAATTGCTTGCATAGTTGCCTCACTTGGTATAAGTGTGACCACGATAGCAGAAGGTGCCGTGAGTCTCCTCACCGCTCTGCTGACACTCATACTTGACACCACGATAGGTAGTCATAGCGATTTGTGCGTCATGCAGTGCTGCTGCTTTCTCGATTTGCTTTTTGATGAGAGTAAGGGTGTTCATAGTAGGTCTCCTAAAAGAATGGGATTTGAGCCCCGTTCCTTCAGTCGTTTGCGTCCCAGTTACACTCAGGTGTTGCTTCCTTTACGGTCTCAATAACCTCAGTTCTGATAATTACATCCACACTTTTATTCGCATCAACACGTCGGATTAGATCCTCAGCATCGGTGCAAAGAATACCAGAGTAGAGTAAAATATCAAACATGGGATGAACGCTCCGTTCCGCGACTTACTTGCGTCTCATGTAAATGTACCTTCACATTGACCTTCTACTTTCGACTTAAGATATGCAATTAGATTCCACTTAGACCTTTGATCTAAGTTAGTATCCATTTGTATTTCAACTCGTCTCTGTAAGAACCTTTCACAACTCATGTGCCACCCATAGGGTGATCCTTCATTATGATGGGCTAAGGTCAATGCCAGTAAGATACTGAGCATGAGATGAACGTACTAGAGTATTATAACTCCTATGCACTATGTAGTCAAGTAGTTGTGTAACATGTGATACAGTTTTATAAAAACTTTAAGAAGTGAAAATTTTGCCGGATTTTTTTCCACCGATCTGGGAAATCACTTCTTCTTTTTGGTTTGGGGTGGTTTATTTCCCCACAGTTTTGGATTCATTCTACCTTCAGTCTGTGTCATGTTCACAAACCCACTCTTATATTTGTCGTAGTAGTAATCAAAGATGTCTACTTGTTTAGGAGCAACAGCAATATCGAATTTAGTTATATCACCTTCCACATACTCAATCAAATATGCAGTGTATGGAAGGGTCTTGTCTTCCGACAAAGATGCGTCACAATCGGGATGAATTACTTTCACGCTAGCACTACTCAAGAACGGTTCCCCCAAGTGATATCAGGATATGCTTTGGAAACAAGTTCCTTGCTAATCTTGTATTTTGTTTCTAGTTTTTTATCCTTAATCAAACAAACAATCTGTGCCTCAAGGGGGTGAAGACCAGAAAGAATGTTGATAAACATTGTTTCTCTACGGAGATTACTTAATCCAGGATTACCACCCTTTACAAAATTATAAAACTTTGTATATTCCTTACGGAGGGTAGTTTTCCCTTGATCATTTGCACCAAGAGAATGTGTTCCAAGTTCTTCCATCTTGGAAATGGCATCTTCAATTTTCTCAGAAAGAGTTCCTTTGAATCCAGTCTCTCCATCAATTGCTGCATAAGGAACATCCCCCTCTGGAAGCATAGAAACTACAGTCTCGTCAAAATTCCAGATAAAAATGGTTTTAAGGCAAGGATGTTCAAACTTCTTCAGTGCCTCTACTTTTTTAGCAACTGTGCGTTGCTTTCCCACAACCTCAAAGATTTCAAAAACAAAAGGATTATTTGGAAGGTCGGGAATAGGTTGTGGTGCCTTAGCGACCTTCGGTTTAGCGGCAGTTTTTTTAGGTTTCGGTGTTGTCGTCGCCACTTTCTTCGTCGTAGTCATGATAGTTTTCAAAATTAAATGC